CTTAAAGTCCATATCGATTTCATTGTCTAATTCATCCGATTCAGATTCTTGGGTAGCGTCCTCAGACTCATCCTCCTCTTCCTCTTCATCACTTGTGTTATCATCCTCTGCTTCATCAACTTCATCAGCGTCCTCGTCAGTGTGTGGATCATCACTTTCGAGTTCTTCTGTCGCTTCGTCACTTTCTTGGGTAGCCTCTTCAGGTTCTAGACCTAAAACTTCATCCGCCAAAGCATCGAAATCGAAATCAGTGCCTCCCGACTCATCCGTTTGGGTAGCTTCGTATTGTGGTTCTGACATATTGTCTCCTATAAATAAGAGAGTTTATTATAACTCTCTGTCATCAATCATTCATCAAAGGTTTATAATAAAACCTCTTACTTCTTGCTTTGTTTTGGAAGAGCTGCAAGTAAGCTCTGTAAGTTTTTTTTTGTTATTAATAAATTATTCATATCAAATGCATTGCCGTTAATTTGTCTACCTCCAGCCAATACTTGAATTGTTGCTTCTACTTGTACGTCTATTTTATCTATTGCTCTTTTTAGGGTATCTTCATTCATCATTCATCACCTTTTGTTTGTTCAACTTTATTATCTTTTGCCATAATAGCATTTTCTATATTGCTCATTACAGCGCCTTGACTTATTGCTAACTTATAAATAAACTCTCTACGCTCTGTTTCAAAGTGTTTAGTTTCTAACCACTCACGAAACAAGGCGTTAAGTATATCCTCAGTTACCATTGTCATAGTATCTTTTATTTCAGTACACTGGTAGCCCTTATTCAGGACTCTCTGTGCGTCATCATATGGCGATACTTTTTTTGGTTTGCCATTTTCTCCAGCTTTATATGCTGGTTGTCTTTTATAATTTGCCATCATTCATCTCACATGTTTAGATATTGGTCAATAGATATTCTTTTAAATCCAAGTGTCTGGAGTATACCTAAAGTTTTTAAAGCAGCTTCAGAACTTACAAGAATTTCCATGTCTTCACTTTCTGATGCTAACTCTTTTATTCTATCAATAGCCTCCGCTATTAACATTGTTCTGTTGGGCATATTGTTGCTCCTGCATCATTTGTTGTTCTTGCATCATTTTTTCTTGTTCAGCTTCTATCTGCTCTGTTTCTTCAGTGTCTTGATATAAAGACAAGAAATCAGTTGGAGGTTGCGAAGGAACCTGTGCACCATCTTTTTGCGCTTTGACAGCAAGCTCTGCCCATTCTCTATTAGAATTATCAGCTGCTTGCAACAATTGACGTTTATTATCAATCTTTTTATTGTCAGCTTCAGCTTTTATCAAACTAATATTAGCCTCTTGTGAAGCTAACTCTAATTGAATAGCTGCTTGTTCTGCTTGTTCTTTTAAATTTTGTTTTTGTTTTTTCTTTTGTTGTGCTTCTTGTTGGGCTTGTTGAAACTCTTGAGTAGATGGATCGTTTAAGAATCTAGTTGGGTCCATACCCATATTCTTTAGGATATCTAAAGCTAAGTTGTAAGATGACATTGGATTAATAAACGCTTCAGAAGTTTCACTCTGTGCCATTTGTGGCAAAAGTTGTGTAAGTTGTATTAACTTCTCAGCCAAAGAAGAGTTTGAATTTTCTCCAATGTTTGCCTGTATATCTAAGTCCATGTTGCCGGGCATCATTTGTAACTCTTGTGGAGTAAGTGAAGCGTACCCTTTATCTGTTTTGTACATTGTAGGATTCTTAAGATTGCTTTTCATTTCTCTTAATACGCCACGACATAAATCTTTAATACCTGTCTCGACAAATCTACGTGCAATATGCTCAACTCTTATTTGTGCAGCGTTTTGCGCACCTGCCATTTTTTGCTCAGAGTTACCAGATACATATAACGTATCGTTTAAACCCATAGCGGTTTTACTTAAACCTGTAGACTGTTCTTTCTGTAGCCCCAGGAATTCTAACATACCAGTTGTACCAGCACTCATTGGCTCTGGTTGGAGTTGTTGTACTGCTGCAGCTGGATTTCCGTTTGTAGGAATAATCTGCTTTGGTACAGGGTTTTGTAATGCTGAGAAATCAACAACATTAGGGTCAGCTAGTGTTCTGCCGTAGTTACCAAAATACACATTTTCTACAAATCCTCTAAGAATAGCTGTAGTTGCTTGTGTTTGTGGGCGAGCCATATCAAGAAGTGACAGCCCATAAAACTCATGAGGTATCTCAATAGGATTCAAAACTGCAACTGGAACATATGCGACATCATCTTCTTCTAAGATTGTGTTGCCTGCTTTAATAACATGTTTAAGTTCAGCTATACCATCACCGTCTCTGTCAGAGCGAATCCAACATTCAACAACAGTAATACTTATATTTGCCTCATCTTCATCATCATCATTGTTAGTTACCCAGTTTTGTATTCCACCTGCATCTTTTCTTGCAAATGCTTCATACGAAAAACCAGAAGACCTAACAGTAGACTCTTCTCCAATCTCATCAAAATCGATGTCTTGATCTGACCATGTTCGTCTAATATCAGAGCGTGTCATTTCTGTAACAATGCCAACAAAGGTTGCATCAATAACAGAAGAAGCAGCACGGTCAATTAAAAAAGACTCGGGCGGTATAGTACGCAACTTAACTCCAGACTTATCAATTTTTCTACGAAGCCTGACATCTACAAAAGAATAATAACTAGTTCCATCTGGATTAATAGTTGGCTCATCATTAACTAATAAATCACCTATTACTTCAACATTTGGGTCAGAAAGAATTTGGTCTAATACACCTTCTTCAATTGTTTCGTATTCTTCAACAACATAATCGTAATGTTCTTCCCATCCCCATGTAAGGGCACTATTACCAAATACAACTGCTGACTTTATCCACGTGGAAAGTTTCGACCATCCATCAGGATTTGAGTTGAATAGACAATAGTTGACAACATCCGATGCAATTTGTGAAGCTTTAACTGAAGCCATGTCATTGCTATACGGTGTAAATAAAGCCAACTTGTTGTTGTCTAATAATAATTTTGTTAATAGTGCGGTATATCCCTCGGCAATCTCTGCTGAGTCGGAGGATACAATTTTAGAAACACCTTGCGGTTTTAAATCGCCTTGTGCCTCTAAGCTCATTTCGTATACTGCATTTTCTCTGCGTTTGCTTACATCTGATGAATTAGTATTGCCACCAGTAGCATTCCGCATGTGACGATCAATTGACTCTATCAACGCATCGTCATCAATCTTTTCGATTTCTGTTTTCATTCTCGCTCTCTATCTGTTTAATAAAATATTCATCGCCTTTCTAAAATCGTCTTGTACAAAACTTAGTTCTTTGTTTGGTCTATCTGCTGAAAATTCAACAGGGTTAAATTCGTAACCACCCGTTCCAAGACTTCTATCTTCTTTCATATATTGACCGCCTAACCTAGCAAATCTTTCAGAAACACTATTTAAATATGCTGCTGGTTCGTTTCTAATTTCGTATGCAAAGTTTGGATCAGCTCTACGTTGGTCTAATGGACCGCCAACATAATGTGTAGTGTAAGATGGTATCATTGCAGTTTCATATACATTCCCATCTTCATCTGTTGCATAAACTTGTGCACCACGAGGAGTTGTATATTGAGATGAAACTCTATTGTCGTAATCATCATCTGAAAGTGCTTGTGCAACCATTGGTGCAATTAACTCTTTTGCTTCACCAAGTCTATCGTTTCTAGGATTGTTTATAAAAGCATCTTCTAAAGCTTTTTGTTGTATGTTTCTAGGGTCTAAAAAATAATGTCGTGCCATTTCTGTATTAATAAAATGATCTCTACTAGCTGGCGTCATTCCTATAGTTTGTCTTTCAAGGTCTTCCATTAAAGCACTTCTGTCAGTTTCAGACAAAGTAGTATAGTATTGATTTCTAGGTCCTCGTTTTTCCCAAGAATCTTTCATCATTTGAAATTCATAATCTCCATCTCTACCACCATAGCCAGTGATGCTTTTTGCGAGCTCATCTTCATAAACTTCTGGTGCAGCTAAATATCTAGAAAGTGGTGTTGCTGGTATTCTGTATCCAGATGAATTTGTTTGCCAATTATAATCTTCATACATTTCACTTCTTGACTTGCTAGAATTTGTTGGCAGCGAACCGGTTAATATACCTCGTTGATATTCACGGCTTGGGCTTTTTCCATACATCCCTTTTTTGTGGTCAGCAAAATGTGTATCAATATTATGCATATATTCATGTTCTGCTGTGTTTCCACCTTTAAAAAATGGAAACTTAGTAGAATCTGATATAGCTATTTTTCCTTCTCGCTCAAGGTCTCCTGCAGGAATAGTTGCGCCTTGATGTTGTGGTTCCCATGTATCAATACGAAGATTACGCCAATTAGGTAAATCACCAAAACTAATAGAGGCATCAAAAGGCATAACTTTGTCAGCAGGAACATCAAATATTTCAGAAGCGTTTCTAAAAAACTCGTTCCATGTTTCAGGCTGTTGTTCATCAAAACGTTTTACATTTTGTCCTAAAATAGGTTTGTATGCCATAAGTTCTCCTTACAGCCACTTAGTATCTGGCTGCTTATATAATGTATTCATCTCACCCCAACTAAACGATTTGTTAGTTAAAGCGTGACCATGTGTTCTGTAAGCTTCACAAGCAATAGCAAGTGACATAACCATATCATCGTAATGCCCAGTAGAAGCTTCTGCTTTGCCAGACTCTGTAATAATAAAGTTTCTTAATTCTTCTAGCAAAATACTAGAAGGTATCGTAATGTCTTCATCTTCAATCATTCGTCTAAGATT